GGTGAACGTCATTCCGGGCTCGGTGCTGTAGTCCGACACGGCCTCGACGTCGGCCTCGATGCCGTGGTTGCGGCGGCGGGACAGGACCCGCGCGGCGGCGCCGGGGCCGGGGTAGGGCTGGTCGTAGGTGAGGAAGATGCCGCGGCGTGGCCGGTTCGCGCCGGCGACGTCGTATTTCACATGCGACACGTTCTCGGTGTCGCGCCACTCGTACCGGATGACAACGGCATCCGCCCACGCGCCGCGGTCGAGGTCGAGGCCCATCGTCGCCGACGTGACCCGCTCGGTGGAGGCGAGCGCCACGGTGCCCGCGGTGCGGTCGTCGTCGGCGTCGAGCCGCCACACGCGGCGCCCGTCGCACCAGAGCCGGAGGGCGGCCTGCTGCACGAGCGGGGTGAGGAACTCCCACGCCGACGCGCCGGGCTCCCACGTCGCCGCGGCGGCCTCGATGGTGCCGTCTGCGGTGCCGGCGAGGAGGGTGGCACCGAACCGGGCGAGGACCTGTGAGGCGATCGCGCGCACCGACGTCGTACCGAAAGTGATCGGCACCGTCTGCACGAGGATGAACCCCTGGGCGGCGGCCTCGTCGGAGGCGACCGTGACGGTGGTCTCGCGGGCGGCGAGGTCCGTGGAGACGGCCTGCACGGTGAGGTCGAGGAATCGGGTCGTCGGTGACGGTACGGTCGGCGTGACGGCGCTCGGGAAGTCGTACAGGCCCGAGCCGGGCGGGTCCTCGACCCATGAGGCGGGCACGTCGTAGGTGCGGGCGCCGGGCGCGTCCTCGACCCACGAGGACGGGCGCCGCCACAGCCGGTCGCCGGCGGCGAGCATGGCGTCGGCCGGGATGGGCGGCACGATCCCGAACGGCACGAAGTAGTCAGCGGACACCATCGCGGCGGTCAGGCCCGCCCAGAGCGCGGACACGTCGGCCGCGGACGTGGTGCCGGCGAACTCGGCGGACACGTCCGACGCTTTCGCGGAGACACCGAACGTCTGGCGGAGGGTGATCCTGGCCCGGTCGCCGTCGCGCGGGTCTATGCCGGTGTTCATCGGCAGAACGACCTCGCCCTGGGCGTAGGGTGACCAGCCACGATCGAGCTTGATCCGGCATGACTTCGCCTCGACGGCGGTCTCGCCGAGGTAGACGGTCGCGGTGTGCTCGTCGAGGGTGGTCACAGCAGCACCTCACGGAACGGGACCCGCACGACCCACGCCTTCCGGGTGTCGTCGAGCTCGAGCTCGACCTCGCCGCCGGCGGCGAGCACGTAGGCCATGTCGACGCTGGCGTGGTCGGTGTTGCCGAGCAGCCACGTCGAGATGCCCGCGTGCAGCGTCTCGGCGGCGACGGCATCCGCCTCGGTGTCGAACACGAGCTCGAGGGTGCCCTTCCTGGTGCCCGCCGGCTGCAGGCTGACATCCGGGTCGGCACGGTCGAGGATGTCGTGCTCGACGTTCCGCGACGGCCGCCCCGAGCGGTAGCCGTTGACGAGCGTCGGGGTGATCGTGTCGACGCCGTTCGTGATCGTCGTAGCCATTACCACACCTGATTTCCGGTGCGTGTGACACCGTTGACGGTCACGGTCACGGTTCGGCCGCGGGCGAACTGTGCGAGCTTCGATTCAGCCGCGGACAAGTCGACGGTCGGCGTGATGACCGGGTTCGGCGGGTTCGCGGCGCGGGCGTAGTACGCCTCGAGCGCGGCGCCGCGCTCCTGGTCGTTCGCGCGCCGGGTCCGGTTCGCCTCGCTCATCTCGGCCTCGATGTCTCGCTCGATTTCGAGGCCGCGCTCGGCGCGGGCGTTGTTCTCCTCGTGCAGGGCCTTCAGGTCCTCGTAGCGCTGGATCGTCGAGCCCAGCTGTGCGAACTCCTGAGTGCTGATGTCGAGCGCGCCCGTGCGCGGGTTCAGGGCCTCCTCGCCGGCGCGGGTGCCGGCTTCGATCAGGAGGTTGATCTTCTCCTGGTCGCCAGCGAGCGCGCGGAGCACGTCGTTGCTCTCGACACCGAGCGTTCGGGCGTCGTTGATGGCCTGCTCGTAGATGGATTTCTTGTCGGGGTTGAACAGGATGTCGTTGACACCGGCGATGATCTGCGCCTCGTCGAGGTACTTCCGACCCTCGCTGACGGCCTCCTGATAGGCGCCGGCCATCGCCTCCTTGAGCTTGTCTGCCTCCTCCTGCTGCGTCTGCAGGACCTCGGTGACGACACCGATGCCGAGCGCAGCGGCGCCGCCGGCGATGACACCGGCCGGGCCGAGGCCGACAAGGGCATTGGCGGCGAGCTCCTGCATCGCGTCGAGGGCGTCGGCGGGCTCCTTGAAGCTGGCCGCCATTTCCCGGCCGGTCTCGGATGCCTCGTCGCTGAGGTCCTGCGTCGCCCGCTTGGCGTCGCCGAGCGAGTCCTTCGAGGTGCTGCTCACCTTGCGGTAGCTGTCGCGGAACTCACGATCGATCGCGTCGGCGGTCTGCTTGGTCTCCCGCTTGAGCCGCTCGGTGGCGTCCTGGGCGTCCTCGAGGCCGCGCTCGAGTTGGTCGGGTCCCTTGCTCTTGCCGAGCTCCTCGAGCGCCTTCTCGGCGTCCTCGAGCGGCTTGATGACGCCGGTCTCGATGCCCTGCTTGAATGCCTTGGTTTCCGAACTGATCGGAACCTCGATGTCACCCCGTGCCATGTCAGCCGCTCACCTTCTCGATGGCCTCGTGCACGGTGCGGATGACCGTCTGGACGCGCAGCGACGCGATGCGCGGGATGACCTCGCGGGCGGCCGGGTAGACCACGTAGCCGCCGCGGCGGGGCCGGTTGAACGCGGCGCCCTGCTTCCGCTTGTACTGGCGGCCGGCGCGGGATCTGGTCGCGATGAGCTTGCCGGGGTTCGCGCCGAACGCGACCGCGGCCGACAGGATGCCGGTCGAGGTGCCGCTCGACAGGCGCCCGGCGCCGCCGGCGCGTAGCGTGACGTTGAGGTCGGTCACGCCGACGCGGGCGGTGTCGGCGAGGACCCGAGTCTGCAGACGGTTGTCGGCATTCGCGCGCGTGGCTTCCTTCCACATCGGCTCGGCGTTCCGTTTCGTGTGGGAGTTGATCTGTTTGCGCACCTCGCCGTCGAGCCCCCGCATGGCGAGTGTGACGGTGCGCAGCGGGGAGTCGATGAGCAGCGAGATACGTCCGCTGCCGGCCATGTCAGGGCGTCGCCGTGAAGACGGGCTTGGTCTTGCACTGCAGGGTCTTCGACCAGGCGGCGACGCTGCCGGCCTGCCCGCCGATGTTGACGGCCGCGCAGACGACGGTCGCCGCCCACGAGCCGCCGGGAACTGTGAGGGTGACCGATGCGGTGTTGCCGTCCTGGGCATTCAGGAACAGCGAGAGGCTGTTCACGGTGTCCCAGTCCTGGGCGCCGGCGAGGGCGAGCACCCACCCTGACGCGCCGCCGAAATTGGACACGTCGCCGCCGATGTCGGTGAACGATGCGGTGGGCTGCGTCGGCTGGAACTCGGCCTGCGAGAGGTGCGCGGTGTACTCGTCGGTGCCGACCGAGAATGACAGGTTGTTGACGAGGAACGGGACTGCGGCGATGGTTGCCATGCTCATGGCTCCTTGGTTGCGAGGTGGGTGAGGGTGATCTGCCAGCCGAGGTAGTCGGATACCTCGATCTTCTCGGCGCCGGTCCACGCGAGGCGGTCGTGACTATCGAGCGCGATGATGAGGTCGAACACGTCGTCGTCGAGGGAGTCCTCGGCCTTGGCGTAGTCGGTGAGGTGGGAGACGAGGGTGACGCGCGCGGTCGCGCGGATGTCGCCGAGCGGTGCCTCTGCGAGCGGGGCTATGCTGACGTGTTCGATGAAGAGGCTCGGCCGGTCGAGCTTGCCGATGGTCTTGACCGTGTACGGGACGATGGCCCACGTCGTTGGCACGAGCGGGGCGAGCAGGGCGCGCAGCGACTCGCGTACCTTAGTAGACATCGGGACCCCCAGAGACGGGGCGGATGATGCCGCGGATGGTCTTGTCGAGCGGGCGCGGGGTGAACGTGTAGCCGCCGTCGCCGAGGTTCCCGTCGCTCGAGACGCGGCCGGCGTTCCACAGGTTGATGGCCTGCTGGAGTTGCGCGTAGACGTACCGGGTCGGCGGGTCGGTGCTGACGGGCGGGTCGAGGGCGAGCGCGGCGAGGGCCGCGGCGATCGCGTCGGCGTCGTAGCCGAGCCGCTCGAGCGTCGTGGTGACGAGCTCGGCTGGCTCGCTGTCGGGCGCGTAGGCGATGACCTGCTCGCGGGCGACGTCGAGGATCATCCCGCACGACTCGAGGTTCTGCAGCGGCGCCTCGTTCCACGCCGAGGAGAGGCGCTCCTGGGCGGCTGTCGCCTCCTCGGGCGTGGTGCCTTCGACGGTGAACCATGTGACCATGAGCGCCTCCTCTCGTGTGTGCTGGGGGCCGACCCGCGCGGGGGTTCAACACGGGCCGGCCCCTGGTCGGGTCAGACGTTCTTGGTGCCGACGAGCACGACCGACTCGGGGCGGACGATGAACGTCTGCAGGTAGCCGATGACGGCCTTGTCGATGCCGCCCTTGGCGATGTCGAGCGCGTCGAGCTGCACCGGCGTCTCGCCGATCTCGTCGAACTCGATGGCCTGCTTGGCACCGACGACCACGGCCGGCGCGGTGGTGTAGACGTTCGCGCCGAGGGTGAACCCGGAGGCGGGCGCCTTGACCACGGTGACCTTGCCGTCGGCGGTGCCGGTGCCGTCGGTGTTGAAGTTGAACGACACGAACTCGGGGATCAGGTCCTTCGGCGTGTAGATGAGCTCGTTCCACGCGGCGGCGTTCGCGATCGCGAATGAGGGCGTGTCGTCGGCGTCGGTGACGGCCTCGATGCCCTGGATGAGCTGGCCGAGCGAGTCGGTGTACTGCGTCGGGTAGGTGCCCGGCGCCTGCACGCCGAGGACGTTCGAGCCGAACGCGCCCGACCCGTTCCACGCGGCGGTCTTCACGATGTCGTTGAGCGCGTCGAGGTCGGACACCTTGGCGTAGGAGTCGACGACACCGCGGACGAACGCTTCGATGACCTCGGCGCCGCCGGGCAGGTCGTAGAACTCGCGGGCGATGTCGGCCGCGAATCCGTACTTGCGGAGCGTCGAGGAGATGACGGTGGTGGTCGCGGTGCCCGAGGGGAGCTCGACCTTGTTGCCGGCCCACGCCGCGACGAGGGCGGTGCCCTGGTCGAGCTTGAAGCCCTTTTTGCCGCCGATCGAGATGTTCGTGCCGTGGGTCGCGAGGTCGATGAACTTGCGGGCGTAGGTCTTGCCCTGCCAGACCTTGCCGACCCAGCTGTGCTGGACGACGCCGGCCGAGTCGAGGGTGCCGACCTTGATGTCGGAGAGCGCGGCGAGCACGGCCATCGCGTCGGCGTCCTGGATGCCGCCCTTGACCTGGGCCATGGCGCCGAAGACCTGGCCGAGCTCGTAGGCCTGCTCGGGGGCGCTGGCGAGGACCTGGGCGGACGCGCCGCTGAGGAGGGTCGCCGGGATGGATGCCGGGCGAACCTCGGCGCTGACTACTGCGGTGGCGGTCACGGTGGACCCTCCTTCTTGGTTGGTTTCCGCCGGGGCGGGTTCGGGGGTGTAGATGGCGGTGTCGCCCGCGGGGGTGGTGGCGGTGATGTCGGCGGGGAGCTCGGCGACCTCGACCTCGAGGTGCTCGGGGTTTGCCCCCGAGTCGGCCGCGGGCTCGACCGGCTCGGGGACGTCGGGGGTGTCGGCGGCGAGGACCTGCGCGGACGGGAAGGCGCCCGCCTCGACGAGCGCGGAGCCCCACGCCTTCGCGTGGCCGGCGACGAGCTTGCCGGCCCGGATCATCGCGGGGCCGAACTCGCCGGAGAGCTTGCGACGCTTGCCGTTCGGGTCGAGCGCGTCGGCGAGGGCGGCGTCGCCCTCGGTGGTCTTCGCGATGCTGTACGTCGCCATGACGCCGCGCGGCTCCTCCCAGAGGCGCACGGCACGGCCGACGTTCTTCGAGCGGTCGTGGTCGAGGTTCAGGCTCACGATGGACGGGTCGGCGGGGAGCTCGACGGCGCCCGCCTCGACCATGAATCGGCCGATGTTCGTGCGACCCTCCTCACCGAACGGGATGAGCAGTCCGGTGATGGTGCGGTCTTCGAGGTTGGCGAGGACCTCGCCGCCCTCGAACTGGATCAGGTCATCGGTCATGGTCAGTCCTCGCTCGTCTGCGGATCGGTCGGGGTGGGCACGCTGAGGTAGCGGGAGGCGTCCACGCGGATCGACTGGCCGGGTGCGCACACGTCGTCGAGGGACAGGCGCGCCTCGGCGGCGTCGGCGTACTTCGCCAGGCCGAAGTCCCAGAGCTCGTTTCGCCGGTCGGTCTCGTTCGAGTAGCTCATCTCGCCGGAGGAGCCGCCATGCTTGGAGCCCTCGAGCAGCGATGCCGGGATGCCGGCGTGGTTGGCGATGTCGAGGCGGACGGCGTTGCGGCCTGACTCGAACAGGTCGGTGGGGATCGCGCCGGAGTAGTTGGCCTGCACGAAGTCGGGCTTGAGCGCGACCGAGCCGCCGGCGGCCGAGCGGCCTGCGATCCAGAGGCGACGGAAGTCCTCGCGCTCGGTCTTGCTCCACCCGTCCCAGCGGTCGGCGGCGATGGTGAGGTCGGTCTGTGCGATCGGGTTTTCGATGCGGTCGCCGTAGGCGGCCTCGACGAGGCGGGCCTGCTGGATGGTGTCGTGCCCGTCGATGAGCATGCCGCTCGAGCCGTAGCCGACCGAGATGGCGGCGAGCCGCTGCGTGTACCGCGTCGCGATGCGCTCGTCGACCGTGATCCGGCCATCGGGCTCGACGTTCCACCAGCCGGCCGGGATGTGCAGCGCGTCGGCGGGCAGGTCGTCGGCGCCGAGCTCGAACCCGACGACGGCCCAGCCGGTCATAAACAAGTCCGACGCCACGCCCCAGCGGAGGTTACGCGGAGACACGCCGGTGTTGCTCGTGGTCAGCCATGCCGGCTGGGCGGCGAGCGGCTGGGCACCGTCGTACTGGACCCACGGCATCCGGGCGAACACGCCGCACACGATGTCGTGCGAGCGCTTCACGGCCGGAATCTTGAGCGCGGTATCGCGGGTGACGGTGGCCGCTGACTTGAGCTCGACGCCGAGGGCCTCGGAGAGTACGAACGTCTGCAGCGAGTCCTGGGGCGACCACGGCGTGACGATGGAAGTCGTGACCGGAGATGGTCCGAGGAGGAAGTCGCGCCAGAAGCCCACGTCGTGACGGTACCAGACATTGTGCAATGACTGCACAATGTCCGGTACCGACACGCCGGTCAGAAGTGCAGCGAGTCCGCCGGTGAGATGTCGCCGGTCGGCAGGTCGTCGAGGAAGTGCACCGCGAGCGAGCACGCCTCGATGGGCGTGATGTCGGCGCCGGCGTCATTCTTGGGCCGCCCGAATCCGAACCCGCCGGCGGTGCCGATCGCGCGCTTGATCGCGATGGTTGCGGCGTTGTCGAGTTGCGGCTGCCGCCAGTGCCGGATGTGATCCTCCTCGAGTGCCTTGAGGAGCTTGGTCGCCGAGCGGCGCACGTCGACTGTCGTGGCCGGCAGGAGCGTCGGCCGGGGCACCGCGCGCGAGAGGGTCTCGGTCTCGACGCCGGCGGCCTGGGAAAGCTGGTCGTAGATGATCGGCACCCGGTATTTCCGGGCGTAGGTGAGCGCCTTGGTGGCGATGCCCTTGACGCCGTTCTGGTGCCAGAGCACGCCTATGCCGATCTTCGGCGACGAGGCGGCCTGCCCGTCGAGGCGCATCGCCTCGGCTACGAGGTCGTTGTCGAGCTCGTCGAACCGCCACGCCACACCGAGGGTCGCCCACAGTCCGTCAGGGTGGATCGAGAGCGCCATCGCGAACCGCTTGGGCGGGGCCGGCAGGTCGCCGGGGCGGGCGGTGCGCTCCCACTGCGCGGGCGGGATCAGGCCCACGTTCGAGCCCTCGGAGCCGAACATGCCGAGGTACTCGGCGTTGAACTTCTCCCGCGGGAACGACTCGAAATTCTCGCGCACCGCGTCGAGCGGCGTCGAGTAGCCGATGCCGGGATGGTAGAGCTCGATGAGCTCGCGCACCCGCCCGCTCGGGTGATCCTCGGTCGGCTCCCACGCCTCGAGCTCTTCGGGGTCGGTGGTCTCGGGGATCGCGTGGCGGAGCACGCCGGCGCGCGGATTCTCGAGCATGTCCCACAGGAGGTTGCCCGAGCGGAACTTCGCGGCCGTGCCGGAGGCGATGAACTGCGCCGCGGGCTTGGTGTCCATCGTCGGGAGCACCGCAATGGTCAGGTCCTCGGAGAGCTCGAGCTCGGCCTCGCCGGCCTCGTCGACCCACGCGACATCGAACCCGCCCGAGCGGAACCCGTCACCCGAGGGCGCGTAGACGTTCAGGAATGACCCGTTGGGCCACTCGATGTGCTCGGTGCCCTTGCCCACGTTGACCTTGAACGGCCGGGTGCGAGGGTCGGGGTAGAGACGTTCGACGTGCACCACGATGTCTTTGCGGAACCGCTCGGACGCCTTCGAGCCGAGGGTCGCGAGCGTCCACCCGACGATGTAGTCCTCGCGGTACGTGCACCGGCCGAGCAGCACCGCCTCGATGCTGGTGG